TTAGAAGACTACTGTGTCATTGCTGGCACTGGCGAGATGTGTGTCAGATCGTTTAACCATGCCAACATCTACACCAATCGTTCATGTCTTGGTGGGGCGCACACAGGTGCAAACATCTGGCAAGGCTCTGGCGGTGGCACGTTTACAGCTATCCGCACGATGATGGGTTCTGTCACGGCGGATGCTTTGAGCAACTCTGCTGGTGCTGAAATGTTTATTACTTCATCTGTAGTAACAGGTGCAAACATTCTTGTTAGAACAACATACCCAGATGCTAGTGCCAGTGTTACAAGCAGCCGTTTATCTCGTGGCAATCTTGCTGTTGCTCCAACGGAAGGCAATATTGTAGTTGATAGCAATAGTTCGATTAAAAACTGTGACACTCCGATTTCCATTACAGGTTCTAATAGTGGCATTGCTCATGGCAATCCAACAATTTCAGGTAATACAAATGCAACTGTAACTGCCTTTGCTATCCAAACTACTGGTGGTGTTTGGCTTCCTTCTGCAACAAAGCCATTTGATGGCGGTTGGTATAAGGTTGGTAGATTTGCAGCAGCTTTAAATTTTCCATCAATTGCAGCACATAGCTATGCTGATTTAACTATTGCTTCAAGTGGTGCAGCCTTTAACGACTTTGTTTCTTTTGCTAAATCAGGTGGGGCATTAGCATCTCAAGGCATTAATTATACAGTCTTTGTTTCAGCTGCTGACACAGTAACAGTTAGAGCATTTAACATTACAACAGGTGCAATTAATCCATCGGCCTTTACAGGTTTAGCTTTAGTTATTCGTGTAACGTGAGGGACATAGAAAATGACAATTAAACAACAGGCCGTCGTGATCCAAGGAGATATGTCATGAGCTTAACTAAAGCACACAACAGAATGGTTCAAGGTTCATACCTTAATGTGTTAGACTACGGGGCTGTAGCTGATGGAGTAACTGGAGCAACAACGGCCATTCAGGCTGCTATTGATGCTGCTTCTTCTGCTGGAGGTTCAACAGTTTACTTTCCATCTGGTAACTATCTCCTAAATGCGTCGTTACTTTTGAAATCAAACGTCACTCTTCTTGGTGAAGATGGTGCTAAGATTTCTCGTTCATCAGATTCTTTTAAAATTATAGGTAGCACATCAGCCTCCTTAACTAGCTTGACTGCTGGGGCCACTTTAAAAAAGGGATCAAACATTGTCACCCTAAATGCAGGGTCTTATAGCTCTGTGTCTGTCGATGATTATCTTTATGTAAAGGACAAAAATTCCGCAAACGTAGACTTCATTCAAGACTTTGTTGCCGCAAGTGGAGCTGTTCTCGTAAGCCCAGATGAATGGGTTTATATGGTGCAGACTTTCAAGATTATTGAAAAACTTGGAAGCAATAAAGTTCGTGTAGACTCTGCTGCAATTATTGACTTTCCAATTACAGGTGCAGGTTCAATTTACAAAGTTGACCAAGCAATTAAGAATGTTTCGATAACGAACTTAACATTTGAAAACAACTCAAGTGTAGAAGGAACCAATGCAGAGAACGCATTTATAAATACTTACCATGTCTATGGATTAGATATTGAAAACTGCAAGTTTAATCTTAATGGTCTAAGTGGAGGTGTTTACAAAAACTTCGGAGCACTTCGAGTTATTAACTGTGACTTTAACGCCCCTAAATACCTTGGTGTTTTCCTGCGTCAGGCATGTCCAAACTCTGTTATCTCAGGCAATACGTTTCGCAATCATACCGCAAACGATGCTTCTATATTTATAGAGGCTCATAACTATAATATTACTGTGAGTAACAACACATTTGATGGTGCAAGAAACTATGAGTTAACAAATGCCGCCGCACTAATCAGTGCCATTCAGTGTGACGCCAAAGTAACTAACTGTGTTTTTGACGGCAACACTATCAATGGATATGGAGTTGGTATTCGCATGGAGCTTGGCTGCATGATGAATGTTATATCCAATAACGTGTTCAGCAACATGGACATCTGCGGTCTTCGTCTAAACGAAAGTTCTTTTCTTTCGATCTCAAACAACAAGTTCTTTAACTGCGGATTAAGTACAACAGCAGGGACACTTGCTGTTACGCAATCTGCAATCTTTGCATCACAATGTGTAAGACTTAATATCGACGGAAACGTAATGGCTTGGGAAACTGGTTACAGTAAACCTGCTATCTTTGGAACATTTGACTACACATATTTCAAAAATAACACCATTGCAAATACAACCAAAATTATTGCCAATGGTTCTTTCAACGAAATTTCTAATAATAAAATTGAAAGCAAAGCAACAGACCAAATTATTTCTATATCGGGAACCAGTAAGCACCACAATATTATTGAGCATAATCAAATTTATGCCACTGCCGTTGGTGGTTGCCAATATGCTATTCGCATTGATGATGGTTCAGAGTGTAACAAAATTCGTTGGAATGCTTCGAGTGATTGTTCCAATACTGTCGCACTAACAGCAACAACAAATGCACAGTGGCTATTTGAAAATACAAGGTTTTCTGAAAGTAACACGGCAACAGTTAATGTTTATAATGTTGAAATTTCTGCACCAGTTATGCCAGCTAATGCAACCATGCCAAGACGGTTCCGTATTTACTCAACAACAACGTCAGGTGGTACAGGTGCTTTAGGAGGCCAAGGAGAAAATTTCTTTGAATACTTAATGGATGTTTCTGGAACAAATTACTTCCGTAAGATGGCACTATCAACTTCACAGGTTGGGATTTAATATGACACTTGAACAAGACGCCTTGCTAATTCAGCAACTACAGGAAGCCCATGAGTATCTTAAAGGTACTGACCATAAGTTTCTCAATTCTTATGTTCCTAAAGATGGTGAAGATTTAGCAGCTATTGAGGCACAAAGAAATCAACACCGTCAATTTATAAGACAAAACAAAACTTAATACTCCTTGACACCTGTAACATAACCGTGGTACAATGACAACATTAGAACAAATCAGACAAGCTGCTGAGGATGACTTAGTAACTTTTATTAAGTTAATAGCTCCAGAACAAGTTCTCGGACAGTGCCATGAAGACGTGTGTAACTGGTGGGGCCATGAAGATGCTAAGTCTCACCAGCTACTCCTCTTTCCTCGTGACCACGGTAAGTCTCGTTTAGTTGCTTATCGTGTTGCTTGGGAACTAACCAAAGACCCAACCCTTCGTATCCTCTACATATCAGCTACAGCTAACCTTGCAGAGAAACAACTAGGGTTCATTAAGAGTATTCTAACTTCTGAGATCTATAGTCGTTACTGGCCAGATCACGTACACCCAGAAGACGGTAAACGTACACGGTGGACTAACTCAGAGATTATGTTGGACCACCCACTACGTAAGGCTGAGAAAGTACGTGACCCATCTGTCTTTACTGGTGGTCTCACTACTTCTCTTACAGGGATGCACTGTGACATTGCAGTTCTAGACGACATTGTTGTTTACGAGAATGCTTACACAGGTGAGGGTCGTAACAAGGTTAAGAGTCAATACTCTCTTTTGTCATCCATTGAGGGTGCAGAAGCTAGGGAATGGGTAGTAGGTACACGTTACCATCCTGTCGATCTATACAACGATCTTCTACAAATGGAAGAAGACTTGTACGATGATGACGGCAACAAGATAGGTGAAGATAACATCTATGAAATCTTTGAACGTCCAGTTGAGGACCGAGGAGATGGAACAGGTGAGATGCTATGGCCTCGTAGTCAACGTAGAGATGGTAAGTGGTTCGGGTTCGACATCAAAGTACTAGCTAAGAAACGTGGACAGTACCTGGACAAGGGTCAGTTCCGAGCACAGTACTACAACGATCCATCAGATCCTGACAACGTACCAATCGAAAGCAATAGGTTCCAGTACTACGAACGTAAGCTTCTTAAGGAAGAGAACGGTCACTGGTTCTACAAGGACTCAAAGCTTAACGTCTTTGCATCAATCGACTTTGCTTTTAGTTTATCTAAGAAGGCTGACTACACAGCTATTGTTGTCATTGGTGTTGACTCACAGAATAACATCTACGTCCTAGACATTGATCGGTTCCGTACTGATCGTATCACTGAGTACTTCGAACACATCCTTCAGCTGTCAACTAAGTGGTCATTCCGTAAGTTACGTGCCGAGGTTACAGTAGGTCAACAGGCCATCGTTAAGCAGCTTAAAGAGTTAATCAAACAACATGGACTTGCCATCAGTGTTGATGAGTTCAGACCTAACAAATACCAAGGTAATAAAGACGAACGTATCTCAGCTACTTTAGAACCTCGTTATGACAACCTACAGATATGGCATTACCGTGGTGGTAACATACAGACCCTAGAAGAAGAACTTCAGTCACGTAACCCACCACATGATGATATTAAGGATGCTCTTGCTTCAGCTATCGACATTGCTGTCAAGCCTTTCAAGAATGTCAGAAGAGACAAAAGCTCTAATATTGTTTGGGCTAATAACAGATTTAGAGGAGCCTCCTAATGGCTGGTGAGACAATAGAATTAGAATACCTGCTAGGTCCAGATTCAATGGCTGTAGAGGTGTCTAACCGTTGGCGTGAATGGTCTAATCTTCGTCAGACAAAAGTTGAGGAATGGAAAGAGTTACGTAACTATCTGTATGCTACAGACACAAGCACAACTAAGAATGCTATGCTTCCGTGGTCTAACAGTACAACTACCCCTAAGCTCACACAGATCATGGACAACCTCCATGCTAACTACTTTGCTACATTGTTCCCACAAGCTAAGTGGATGCGTTGGGAAGCTGAGTCACGGGATGCTAACACTAAAGCTAAACGTACAGTTATACAGTCCTACATGGACAACAAGGTTCGTCAGTCTGACTTCGTTAATATCTCCAGTGATCTACTCTATGATTACATCCAGTACGGTAACTGCTTTGCTACTGTTACATGGGAAGACAACTACCAAGTTAAAGAAGCTGGTGATCTAGTTGTCAACTACGTAGGCCCTAAGGTTGTTCGTATATCACCATACGATCTCTGCTTTAACCCTACAGCACCTAGCTTCGAGAAGTCCCCTAAGATCATCAAGTCCATTAAGACCCTCGGAGAGATCCGTGACATGATCGACAGAGATCCATCTAAGGATTACATGGAAGGTGTCTTCTCTAAGATGATGGGTGCTAGGGCGTCTGTACGTGCCTCTGACGGTGTGTTTGACAAAGCTGATGGTTACATTGCTGATGGCTTTACATCTATCCAACAGTACTATGAGTCAGACTACGTTGAGGTACTAACCTTCTACGGTGACTACTATGATACTGAGAACGGTAAGCTACTTAAGAACCGTGTCATTACAGTTGTTGATCGTGCTTATGTTATGGCTAACGAAGAAAACCCTAGCTGGTTAGGTAGTGCTCCTATCTTCCAAGCTGGCTGGCGTCCACGCCCTGACAACCTATATGCCATGGGTCCATTGGACAACTTGGTTGGTATGCAGTATCGTATTGACCACCTAGAGAACTTGAAGTCTGACGTGTTCGATCAGATCGCATATCCAATGCTCAAGATCCGTGGTGACGTTGAGGACTTTGACTTCGAACCTGGTGGTCGTATCTACCTAGGTGAAGAGGGTGACGTAGGATACATGGCACCTGATGCCACAGCATTGCAAGCAGACCTGCAAATTAGGCTCTTAGAAGACAAGATGGAAGAGATGGCTGGCGCACCCCGCCAAGCTATGGGTATCCGCACTCCTGGCGAGAAGACAGCTTTTGAGGTACAGTCACTTCAGAACTCAGCCTCTCGTATCTTTGAGCACAAGACAGCCCACTTTGAACGTGTGTTCCTTGAGCCAATCCTGAATGCTATGCTTGAAGTGTCTCGTCGTTACATGAATATGTCAGATACTATTCGTGTTATGGATGACGCAACGGGTGCTGTACTGTTCCAGACTATTACTAAGGATGACATCACAGCTAAAGGTAAGATCGTACCTGTAGGTGCTCGTCACTTTGCTGAACGTGCTCGTCGTATTCAGAACCTTACACAGTTGTATCAGATCAAGTTGTCAGATCCTACCGTGGCTGCTCACTTGTCAGGTAAAGAGTTTGCTCGTATCTTGTCAGAAGAGTTGGGTGAACCTGAGTTGTTCTCTGAGAATATCTCAATCTCTGAGCAACTAGAGACACAACAGCAGATGCAAGAAGCTGAAGCTATTAACCAAGAGCAGCTGATGCTGGCCCAAGAGATGGGTATTTAATGCAAGCAGCTTGGATCAAAGGTCTTAAGGGACCACAGAAAGAGAAACGTAAGGCTGAGGTACTAGGTTATCGGAATGCCTTCGATGCTCTTAAAGAAATTCTCGAACATGACTTCAAAAAGAAAGAAGCTGTTCGTGATTACGAAGTACCCAATTGGGAACTACGTCAGATGGCAGTCAATGAGTACAACCAAGTACTTGATGACATGCTAAAACTTATAACACTAAACAAGGATTAAAACATGGATGTGTTTTCTGAGAGTAGTCAAACCACGGACACTACTCAGCCAGAGATTCAAACTACTGAGAGTACCCCACCACAGGATTCTTTTGTACAGAAACTCGTCGAGGCCAAGGGAGAGAATTGGAAAAACCCTGAAGTATTAGCTAAAGGCAAACTTGAAGCCGATGGTTATATACAAGAACTTGAAACTCAACTCAATAGTATGAGGGAAGATTTAAGTAAACAGGACTACGCCAAGACTCTACTAGACCAGTTACAGAATAAGGCCGCAGAGTCCACCACTGCGAATACTGTAACGCCTAAAAATAATATTGGTGACACTTCAGACGGGAATACCAACCCTAATCTGAGTGAGGAAGACCTGAAGAGCCTTGTTGAACGTACACTAACTGAACGAGATAAAGATTCTGTTGTCAAACAAAACCTAAATCTTGTTAATGAGGAGATGGAAAAGAGCTACGGCACTGATGCTTCAGCTAAGATCCATGACAAAGCTAAGGAGCTAGGTCTGACTATTGAACGTATGCAAGAGATTGCTGCGGAGTCACCTACTGCTTTCTTTAACCTTATTGGTGAACTAAAGAAAGACTTTAAGCCTATGGTTCAAGGTTCGGTTCGCACAGAAGGTGTCAACATGCAAGCCTCGTCTGAACGTGATTGGTCTTACTACCAAAACCTTCGTCGAGATAATCGTAGTCTTTACTACACCCCGAAAATACAACGACAGCTTATGGAAGATAAGAATCGTTTGGGTGGTAAATTTGGAATCTAATGGAGAAATAATATGTCTGGTATGAATACAGCTAATTCTACCCTTCTTACTCGTACCGAGGTCTGGTCTAACGAGCTTAAGGAGATTTTGCGTGATGAGATGATGGCACAACGGTACGTCCGTATGCTTGAGGGTTTCCCTGACGGGAATACTTTCCACATCCCATCTATTGGTCAAGCACAGGTTGACAACTACAACGAAGATTCGTCAGTTGAATACCGTCCACTTGACACAGGTGAGTTCACCTTCTCAGTCGATAAGTATCTGTCCTCAGCTACATACATGACTAAGAAAGCTGAGCAGGATACCTTCTACGGTAACGAGTTGATGAGTCGTTTTGTTCCTGAGCAGGAACGTGCTATCATGGCTCACTTCGAAACAACAACTATGCTTGCTTCTGAAGCTGGTATTGCTAACAACGGTCAAGCTTTAGTTGATGATGGTATTCACCGTTTCTCAGGTGGTAACGCAGGTAAGATCGAAGTAGAAGACTTTGCCTATGCACGTATGAAATTGAAAATGGCTAACGTGCCTGATCAAAACATGGTTGCTATCGTTGACCCTTCAGTTGAGTTTACAATTAACACATTGTCACAACTGTCAGCCGTAACTAACAACCCTAAGTTTGAAGGTATTGTAAGTTCTGGTATTGCTACTGGTATGCGTTTCATTGCTAACGTCTATGGTTTCGATGTTTATACATCTAACTATTGTGCATCAGCAACTGACACAGCATTGAAAGAACGTGACAACTCAACCACGAATGCTTTCAACACAGTAAACGGTAAAGTTAACTTGTTCTTCTCAGCTGACTCAACTGTGAATCCATTCGTGGGTGCATTCCGTCAACAGCCAGAAGTAGATTACGAGTATAACAAAGACTATCAACGTCACGAGTTTGTTACCACTGCTCGTTACGGTGTTAAGTTGTACCGCCCTGAAAACATGGTTCGTGTTATCACGACTCCAACAGTATAAGGAGATATATAATGTCTTACACTAACTCAGATGGCCTTTTTGTACTCACCGATGGTGACCAAGGGGCAGTAAAAGACAACGGGGGTGCTCTTGGAGCAACCAAAGTTCTCGTTGTTGAAATCCCAGATGCAACTTTGTTAGGTGCTGCTCAAGTTGCACCAACACCTAACGATGCATTCATCCCAGCTGGTGCCTATATTACATCAGCTAGCTTTGTTGTTACCACTGCCTTCACTTCTGGTGGTTCTGCAACTTTGGGTCTTGGTTTGTTTACAGTAGCCAATGCTGCTATTGATGCCGATGGTATCGACGCAGCAATTGCTGTAGCAGACTTAGCCGTTAATAAAGCTGTAGCTTGTAACGGTGCTCTTGTTGGTGGTACAGCCACTGTTGGAGCAGCTAACGCATATGTTGGTTCTCTACAAGCCACTGCTGCTTTCACAGCTGGTGCTGGTAAACTAGTCATCGAGTATATCGAAGTCTAAATAAATAAGGTTAGGGGCTTCGGCCCCTTTCCTACACTTAGTACTTGACACACTCTCAATATGTGTGTAAAATATCTTTACCCGATGCAGGGTACATACAGTACCTATACCTGAAGGAACTCCCCACATGGCTAACGTAAACCACTCATCACTAACTGACCCATATCTACATGAGCCTAAGGGTGTAGCATCTGCCTCTGTAGGTAAGGTATACGTAGCTAACGGTTCAGGTTCAGGAACATGGACAGCATGGGCAGGGATGATTCAAGATACTTTCTCAGGTAGTTTTGTAAATGTATCCACTGGTCAAACCGTACACATCCCAGTACCATTTGCAGGTACTGTTGTTAAAGTTGTAACAGTTCTTGAAGGTACTATTAGTAGTGCAGATGCTACCATTACCGTTAAGAATGCAGCTGCCGCATCTATGGGAACTATAACTGTAGCTCAATCAGGATCAGCAGCTGGTGCTGTAGACTCATTAGTTCCTTCATCTAACAACTCTATTGCAGACAACTCTTTTCTTACTATTACAACGGATGGCGGTTCATCTACCGCAACAATCCTAAGATTTACTATAGTATTGGATAGAACATAATGAAACGTACTCTATTAGAAATGGTCCAATCAATCCTTAGTGATATGGATTCAGAAGGTGTCAACTCTATTAGTGACTCAGTTGAAGCTGAACAGATTGCTTCTGTCATCCA